CTTTCATAGAGGTAATAGTCACTCCACCAGTTTTATTTCTGTAAGAATAGATGACTTTATTAGAACCACTATCAAGTTGTTGTTGAACTCCTTCCATAGTTCCGTGCATTTTTGCTGAAGGAACTTCCTCAAAATCTATATTAAGATGTGCAAAGGAATATTCAAGAGTATCAACTTGCATTTTCGTTAAGGTAGTCACAGGTCTCCCTCCGCACGATTTTCAGAATAGTATACATCAAATGCACCACCAGGATATCGTGCTTCTAGTTTCTTCACATTGCGGGCAATCACATCATCGAATGAAACACCGAGTGCCATGCAGGCTTGAGCAGCATACCACATAAGATCACCGAGTTCAATAATAAGATGCTCACGGTTATGGTCGTCCCAAGGTTTTCCCTGAAAAACCATCTTCTTGATGATTTCAAGAAACTCACCACCCTCAGCATTGATTCCAACGCCAGCAGTAAGAAGTCGTTCAATATTGGCACCCTTTTCGTCAAGTTCGACAAGACGATCACTAAGGGCAACAAAATCAGTAGAGGCATCGCTAGTAACAGCATCCACAAATTTTTGATAACGTTCAAAATCAATTTTACTCATAAGTCCAAAGGTTGTTGTTGTGTGTCTGGTAATTTTTGCTGTAGGGGGATTTCCTGACCCCCAATTTTGATAGAAGGAATCTTTAGTGATTCCAAAGGTTCAATAGTGACTGTTTCTTTCCACTCCAAACGATTAGATTTGAAAGTGCCTTTACGACATTCTGCTAACCATTTAGCATCTCTTTCGTTTCCACAATCAGCAATCTTATTTCCTTTACTATCATATACTGTATAGTAAATCAAAACTTGAATCCGTCAAATGACTTCTTAGGTTTATCTTCGTAATTATACTCTTCTTCCTGCCCAGAGTCAAGTATGTTGTCTTGTGCAGTTTGTTCACAATCATAAAGACGCATCTTTGCACGATCAATACCCACAATAAATCTTTTATTAACTGTTGGGTCATTGTATCGATTCTTCAACTGCTTCACCATAATCTGTCCAATCTGTTCAAGTTCCTCTGTGCTAATAAGGGCAAACATAAGATCAGCAGTAGCAGGGAGACCAAAGGACTCAGAAGTGTCAGTAAGGTCAACATCAGAGCTACCATAACCAGAACGAGTGGTCTGGGTGGCAGATACGATAGGGACCTCGGCTTCGACAGCCAACCCTCTAAGCTCTTCTGCAATAGCCTTAATATAGCTATATGAATTGACAGACATACCTGACTTATACCGGGAGGAAGCACATATATTAAGGTAATCAATGAAAATAATATCAGGTCTAAATGACTTCTTAAGTGCAAGTTCATTAAGAAGTGCCTTAAAATGTCCACTATGTGCTGATGCTGTAGGATATTCTTTAATTATAAGTGAACCCTGAGTTTTTGCTGCTAACTTAGTCACTTTATTTTCAAATGATGACTTGGGAAGTTCTGTCAGGTCTTGGATCGGGACATTGAGAAGGTTGGCGTCAATTCGTTCAGCAATTTTCTCTTCTGCCATCTCCATTGTAATATAGAGAACGTTCCGTCCTTGGAGCAGCACGGAGCTAGCAACATGGCACATGAATAGAGACTTGCCGACCCCTGTACCAGCAAGCGCGATGTTAAGAGTCTTGTTAGGTAGACCACCTTTCGTGACTTTGTTAAAGTATTCGAGATCAAATGGTATTTTGTCTTCTTTCTTGTGATAGAACTCATATCTTTCTTCGTAGTTTTGTAAGTAGTCGTGCCCAATATTATTGTCAAAAGAAACTGCAAGAGCATCGGAAAGAATGCTAGGAATAGCATCCCGATTCTTTTTTTCATCATTGCCATCTGCAATGTGAATCGATTCCATCAAAGCAAGATAAATCGCACGATCACGACACCACTTTTCAGTAGTGTCTAGTAACCATTGATGATCTACTGGAGAGTCTGTAAATGAGTTACAAATATCTCTTGTCTCTTTGATTTCACTCTCGTTTAGATCAGTTCGATTCTCAACCTCAATATTTAGTGCTTCTGTTGTAATAGCAGAACCATACTTGACAATGAACTTAGTAATCTCCTCAAAGATTACTTTTTCTGTTCTTTGCTCAAAATATGTTGGTTCAATAAATGGAATAACTTTGCGAGAATAATCTTCGTTGTGTATTAAGTTTCTGAGAATTGTAGTCTCAATTCGTTCCATAAGAGAACTCAATCTTTGCAATTTGGTCAAGTTTCTCCATTACTTCTGGAGTAAAATAAGTTTCAGGTTCTTTTAGAATTGCCTTGGCATAAACTTTTTTAGTTTCACCATCAACAGTCATCTCATATCGACCAGCAACATTTTTCCAAAGTCCACCAATCTCCCCTAACTCAAGTAAGCCATAATACCGATCAAGACCACGACTATCGTAAAATAAACGAATAGTGACATCCTTATTCTCCTTGCTTAGACGTGACTTAGCAGTCTTTGCCTTGATAAGATTTCCGACAATTTCTGTTCCGTCTTTTTCTTTCTTCTTGCTGAGATGAATGATGGTACTGGCAGCATACTTAAGACCAGAACCACCACCCATCTCTTTAGTAGGAACATAAGCACCGATGACATCATAAGTGTGATTGGTAACGATCATTGGTATGTTAGCCTGCCCCAACTTGAGTGTCAACATTCTGAAAGCACCCTTAATCAGTTGTGATTTTGTCATATCACGAACTTGCTTATCGTTGAGTGCATCAGTAATCTCCTTCTCAGTGGAAAGCATACCAAGAGAGTCTAGCACAAACATACAGGGTTTGCGTTCATCTGCTGCCTTTTTCATATAAAGATCCACTGCCTTGAGTGCCTTGCTACGAAACTCTTCGACAGTTACAACATTTACAACAACCGTGCGATTCAGATCAACACCACGACTTTCTAGGAGTGACTTATTGACAGCTGCCTCAGTATCAAAATACAAGCAATATCCATCAGGATTAGAGTCCAGAAAATTCTTAACCACTGCGAGGCTAAAAAAAGTTTTTCCAGTACTAGACTCCCCAGCAATGGCAGTAATCTTATTCCCAGATACACCACCAAATAAACTACCTGAAACAAGTCCATTAAAGATGTATGAACCTGTGTCCACGTAAGTTTCTGCTTCGTCGATGTCTGCTGCGAGTTTTGTGAAGTCATCTCCAATCTCTTTTACAATATCTTTTAAAAAGTCCATTATCCGAAAAATAGTTCAAGGTTTACAGTTTTTTCTACATTCCACCCAATTGCATCAAGAATGGACTTGAGTGGTTCTACAAAACTCTTTTCAAATTGTAGTTCATAGTCAATGTACTTGTCAAGACCGAGTTCTGTAGGGAAGTCTTGAATAAATGAAATTACATTCTCTTGAATGATATTTGGTTTCTTCAGATAAAGAAACTTAATCTTTTCACCATTATTAATTAAAGAATACTTATTATCAAGTTTCTTTTGTTTAATGTAGTGATTAAAAAGAAGTGCTCCACGACAATGAATGGGAGTACCTTTAGCATAAATGTCAGAATGAGATTTATACTTTACAACATCAGATACTGAACGAGGAAAAGCAATTTCTTCAGGAGGAAGTTGCTTGAACTTCTTACGAGACTCATCAATAAAGTTAATGACATCTTCTTCTGTACCACTCATCATCAACTTAAGTCCATCCTTAATCATCTGACGACAAGGTGCTGGAGTGGAGGACTTGACTGCCTCAATTCCCATCATCTTTAGTTTGGGTTCATTGTACTGAACACCTTCACTATTCCATACGTTGAGAATATAACGTTTCTTTGCAGTCCAAATACCACGTTCTGCAATGTTCTCACGTTTCATAATCATCTTCTGTTCATATGCCTGAACGTAGTCCGCAAGTTCCGTATAAGATTGTTCGATGAATGGTTCCAACTTGTCTTGACAGATCTTATCAAGTAACTGAACAATCTTTGTTTTATCGTCAGACTTATTACTAAGAAATTTATCAACAAGAGGTCCCATATTAAGATAGATTGAGTCA